ATTTCTCAGGCTTTCCCTGCACTTTCGGGGAAGAGAGCCAGAAAAGCCCTCAAAGACCTCAGAACGAAGGGAGAGGCCCAAATGCCCATTCCGAGGGTAACCGTGGATCGCCCGGTGGTGCATTCCTGCGCCCCGGACGGGGAGGTCATCCTACCGCCCTATGTCTCTGACCCGCAGCGGTCACCCTACATTTTCTGGCGCACCTTCCTCACGGCTCAAGAGTTGGAGAAGAAGGTCACGAACGAGGGATGGGACGAGGATTGGGTTAACTACGCTATCGAAAACCTTCGCGGCAAGGACAGCATGTACCTCGACGGGGAGAAGCAGAAGAACATCACGAGGTTGCCCATCACCGATGACAATGACCTCGTCATGGTGGTCTACGGCTACCAGCGTTTGATCGACGAAGAGGATGGCAGCGAGGGCATCTATTGCACGGTCTTCCACCCCAACTCCGAGGGCTACGCCAAGCACGAACTTCTTAATGGCTATGACGACTATCCGTTTGTGGTAACTCGTTTGTCTAATAACCAGAAGCGCATGTACGAGGTGCAGACCTTCGGGGACATCCTGCGTGGGGCGCAACTCCAGATCAAAACCGAGCGTGACTCGCGTGTTGACCGCGCATCTCTGGCAACCCTTCCTCCGCTCATGCACCCTGCTGGCAAGCCTCCCTCCGACTGGGGGCCGGGCAGGCGCATCCCATATCGTCGTTTGGGTGAGATCCAGTGGGGGCCGACACCACCTATAGACTCTGGCTCCGTGGAGGTTGAGGTTTCGATGATCGGACAGGCAGACCGCAGCGTTGGTCTCGACCTCAACAATCCGCTCTCGTCCATGCGTCAGCAGTATTTCGTTAGCAAGTTCCTAGACCATGTGCGCGATGTACTGAACCTTGCATGGAAACTCTACCAGCGCATGGGGCCAGATGAAGTTTTCTTCCAAGTTACTGGCAACCCCAACCCGCAGGTGATGACCAAGGGTTCTCCAGACGAGAACTTTTCCATCGTTGTTAACTTTGACTCGCAGAGCAATGACCCAGAGACTGCCGAAACGCAGCTTAAGAATATGGTGTCATTGGTGCAACTCGACCGCAACGGCATCATGGATGTCAACAAGCTGTTGGAATTTACGGCATCCAGCATCAACCCGATCTTTGCCGACTATGTCCTGCAACCCGCGGAGGAGGCCCAGCAGAAGGTGATGAAGAATGTCACGGACGACCTCGCCAAAATCTTCGCAGGCATCGATGTTCCAGCCCAGCCCAATGGCGCACAGATCGCAATGCAGCTCGTGCAAGCGTATGTCCAGCAACCAGATGTCGCACAACGCGCACAATCGGACGAGGCATTCGCAACGCGACTCCAGAAATACGCCGAGCAGTACCAGTTCCAACTCCAGCAGGCCCAGAACGCAGAGATCGGTCGCATCGGCACGGCTCCTGCGGAGATGGGTGGCATGCAAACCCAAGGAATGCAACAGTAATAATTACACCACAACTAAACATATGCCCAACTACAAACCTAAAACCGAGTATCTTAAACATCAAATTGCCAAGAAAACAAGAGACTTTCGTGGTTACAACATTGCTGAAGGTGAATTGCAGACCAAACAAATGAAACACATGCAAAGCAATCCTAGATTTCTAACCGCTTCCACCAAAAAGCTAGCAGACGAAATTAGTGCCGATGTCACAGCTTATGTTCGCGACAAGAACAAGGCTCGCGGAACTGAAAGCTCAGCACAGCGCAAGACCGTAAAGTAACATCGTGGAAAAGCGTTTCTCAAAGGTAGTCACCAACCCAGAGACAGGTCGCAAGAAGACCGTACGCTTCGGGCAGGCGGGTAAGGCTGCTGACGGCAAGGATCGAATCCGACCCGGCACGAAGAATGGTGATGCCTATTGCGCTCGTTCAGCCAAGATCAAGGGTGACTGGAAGTCAGACCCGAACTCACCCAATTCATTGTCCCGTAAGAAGTGGCGTTGCAAAGGCAGCAAAAGCATGAGATGATACTACCATGAAGACACCAAAGACCAAATCCGCCAAACAAGCGAAAGTAGCAAAAACAATGGGCGAATATAAAGCTGGAACGCTCCATGCGGGCCGAGACCCCAAGGGGCCGCGCAAAGCACCCGTGGTGAAGAGTCGCAAGCAAGCCGTGGCAATTGCCATGTCGCAAAGTGGCATGTCCAAGAAGCGCAAATAACTTATGAAAAAAGGTAAATCAAACGGCTGTGGCCACAACGGAAACGGAAATGGCAAGAAGAAAGGTAAAGGCTATGTCGAGATCGAGATTAAGATGAGCCGTGCGCCGAAGAAAACTGCCAAGCGCAAGTAATTTCTATCTCCCCCGCTTGTGGGGCTTGGCCCGTCCCTGCAAAGCTTCAAGGAGATGACGGTCATCGGATTCCAAATCCGCTTCCGAGTTAACGGGCCGCCAATTTCACACAACCATGACACCACTACCAAAACCAACGATACAACAATCCGTAGAAGCACTCTCCGACCGCGAGGAATATCACGCCATCGTCCAGTTCATCCGCGACGAACGCGAGAAGTTCTTCGGTGACCTTCGCCTGTGCGAGTCCAGCAATGATGTGATGAAGGTGGCTGGGTCTGTGGCTGCTCTTGATGAACTACTCTCCGTACTAAATTAACCCAACACTAAAACACTATTATGATGAATCGACAAGGCCTCAACAAGGCAATCTCCAACAAGATGCAGTCAATGGGTGGTATGAATGCCATGAAAGCCCAAGCCGCAAAAGCAATGCCTACAAGCATGTTCTACCGACCACCCGTAATTGCTAACAAGGCGCGTGGAACAATGTCGTCCGCTACATATTCTCCAATTCCAAACTCCATGAGTGGAATGGGTCAGTCGGGTATGGCAGCGCAAGGTAGCCAAGCTGGCATGGGAATCCCTCAACCGCAATCTGGTGGATACTCTGGTGGAGTTGGGCCAAAACGGATTGCTTGACAATTTGCCTGTAACAATGTAAACATTACCCATCACGCCTAGCGTGTGTTTCATTGTTCATTGGTTTCACCCTTGGTAGGTTCAATCCCTATCAAGGGTGTTTTCTTTCAGCTATTAAGCGTTACTTCATAACTGCGGGAATATAAGACAATTAGGACGGTTTTTGTACCTTTTTTAATACATTAGCACATTCCCAAACTCCCGGCTGAGGAGGAAGGCTCGTAGGCATAGTTCGCCTTATGCGGCGAGTACTATGCTTCTAACTCCCGTATATCGTCGGAAAGGTCGATTTACACACCAGCAAGGCTGGAACCAAGAATAGCAGAGGGCTGAGGCTGTAAGTCTGCGTCAAGCTTCTTGGTCGTCATACTCTGTTTAACTGCGCCGCAAATTCATCAAGCGCAGTACCCTGTGAGACTCTTACCTAGGTTTCGTGCGGTCGTTTGAGCGTTCCTCGATTCCTTGAATATGCCGCTAACTCTCTGGGTAAAACAAAGGGCTAGCACGAGGAGGTAAGAGAACCCGTGCCAGCCCTAGATCCAGTGTTTTACGCTGGAGGGGTGAATGGTGACGATGATTCTTACCTCACGTCGAGCGCAATCTTACTCTGGGTTTCCCCGCCTGTCAACCCACAAATTACCCGTCAAAATATCCATATTGGTGGCGTGGATTTACTCCGACATTTAATCCGACATTTTCTCCGACGATAACGCAAAAACACCACACGATTTTTGTCAGAAAAACTACCCGTTGTTTTTCAAGGATTGTTAGAAAAACTACCCATTATTTCTTACATACAGTTATCCACACATATCCACACCTATATGCCCCCATTGTTGACTTATATTAAGTCCCTCCACATTGCTAGGTCATCGCCGCCGCCGGGCGTTAACTGGTGTCAAAAACATGAATGTGCAACCGCAGGCTACCGAGGGAGCCGAAAACCCCTTGTCTAATAACATATCCTTTGAAGATTTAATCAACCAAAGGAGTCAGAAGTACTCAGAACCAGAAGCCGAAGCTACTGAAACTGAGGAGAATTCTTGGGAAGAGGAAGAGACTCTGGAACCAGAGGCAGTTTCCGAAGAACAGGAAGAATCCGAAGAAGAAGAAGCAGAGGAAGAAGGCGAAGAGGAACAGGAAATTGACTTGTTGTCGCTAAATCCTGAAGAGATTCAAGCATTAGCCAAAAAGAGCCGCAGCCGTTTGCTCCACCGTGTGGGTGAGCTTACAGCGCAAAAGAAGGCACTTGAGGAGAAGCTGAACTCGCAGGCCCAAACGAAACCACTACCAGTAATCCCCGCAGAGCAGAACCCCTTCCGTGACATCGATAGTGTCGAGGGACTACAAGCTAAATATGCGGAACTGGAGAAGGTCGCGGAGGAGACCGACACAATCCTTGAAGAGCATGAGGACTATGGTGCAGAAGACATCATTGTTCTAGGCGACAAGGAGTTTACCAAGAAAGAGATCCGTCGAGCTAACCGCAATGCGCGGGAAGCCATGGCAAAATATCTCCCAGCCCAGCACGCAGAACTCGCCAAGCGAGGACAACGCGAGCAGGCACGGGAACACTTCACCGGGTTGATCCCGCAGGAAGTCCCAGAGGTTGCTGACGAGGAATCCGAAATCGGTAAACAATACAAGGCACTCCTAGCTGATCCACTGGTCGAAATGGTTAACCTGCATGTTCCAGACCTAGGGCCGCAACTCCCGTATATTTTGGCACACGCAGTACGATCCATCCATCGCAGTCAGAAGACCAAAGTCGCGGCAAAAGCAGCGGGAACTATTTCCAAGCCAAAAGTAGCTGGAACCCCGTATGGTGCTGGAGCGGCGAAAGCAGGTGCGAAGACCGCGAAGAAGGGTGCTGATCAAGCCTACCAAAGGTTTCAATCCTCACAATCCGTTGAGGACTGGGTTGCCGCCAGAGTTGCCCGGATGACTAAATAATCTAACTAACTAATATCATGCCTATCTCAACCTCATATAACCCGAATGCGCCCCAAGCCAAACTTGGCCAAGGTTCCGCAATCAGCAACCGCGAAGACCTCAGCAATGAGTTGACCATCCTCGCCCCAGAAGAAACCCCGATCCTTTCGCTTTGCTCGAAAGGCAAGGCCAACAGCACCTTCAAAGAGTGGACTGTGGACAGCCTCGCTGCTCCCTCCATCGTTGGTGTTGCCGAAGGTTCCGATGTGAACACCTTCAGCGACAAGTTCGCTGATCGCGCTCGCCTTGGTAACTATGTCCAAACCTTCCGCCGCGACTACCTCGTATCGAACATCCAACAAGCTGTGACGAGCGTTGGCCCAGCCAATATCGCCCAAGCCGAAGCCAAGTCGATGCGCGAACTCAAGCGTGATGTGGAAGCCCGTATCGCGTCGAACGAAGATCGTTCGGTCGAGAATGGTGCTGGCACTCCATACGCCCTCCGTGGTCTTGGTGACTGGCTCGACTCCGCAGGCCCATCCGATGTTCCTGCTGCTTACCGCACCCCTGCTGACTCGATCCGCACCAGTGCTGGTCTCAGCGAATCGCAATTCAACAGCCTTATCGGTTCGATCTTCTCGCGTAATGGTGAGATGAACTCGCTCACGCTGGTTGCCAATGTTGCCCTTCGTCAGCTTATCAGCGGCTTCACCCGCGCCACTCCGTCGAGTGCAGGCGTTACCTACCATGTCAATCAAGACGCGACCAGCAAGGCAATCACCCTCGCTGTCAATGTCTATGACTCCGACTTCGGCATGGTCAAGATCGTCAACGCTAACCCTGCTTGTATGCCGACCGCTACGACCAATGTTGGTTATATCCTCAACCCGAAATACCTTGGCTTCGATTCGTTGATCCCCATGGGTGCTACTCGCCTTGAGAACCAAGGTGGTGGTGAGCGCGGTTATGTGGACATGACTGGCACGCTCGTTTGTAAGCACCCACAAGCCCACGGCAAGATCGCCAACGCTGCATCCTAATCCTAACTAGAAAGACATAATAATATGCCTCAACTCGCTAACCAAGAATCGCGTGGTTTCACGCATTTCTTCCGCATCACTGGTACTGAACTTGCTACCACTGGTTATCTCACCTCGTCGGAGAAGCTTATCGCTTCCCTCCCCGCAGGTGGCATCATCACCAACGCAGCCGTAGTTGTTAATAACGCACTTGCTGGTGCGGCTGACATCACGATCTCCGTTGGAACCATCACTGGCACTGCTACCAACTTGATCGCCAGCACCGACCTCGATGCCCTTACCAAGGTTGCTTACAACACTGGTTCGGCAGTCGATACGGAACCCGGCCTCGTCAACAACACCACCGCCGCGACCCCTGTGTTCGCTCGTTTCGGTGGCACTGTTGGTAGCCTTACTGGCGGTGACTTCACGATTGCGCTCACGATCCTTGATCCGGGTGCTATCTCGACTGGAGTCTAATCCTCAACTGGGGTGGGGGGGGAAACTCTCCCACCCTTTTCTTCTTACCAATGATCTGTGACGAGGAATTTAACGCAGCACTTGTTCGTGAGCTTTGCTCTGGCAGGTTGCTGATGGAAGCAAAACAAAAAGTACGGGAACAGGCAGCATCCGCCGAAGCTCGCGCAATGAAGGATGCACAATCGACGCTAGGGAAACCCGTGGGGGCAATTCCACAGCATGAATACTTTCTTATTGGGAATAAATACGGAATGGAGTGCTGGGACGACCGAGAGTTTGTCCGAGACTTCTTCAAACGAGAATCACACCTTAAAGCTGTAGACATTTGATGCAGACCAGAACCTACGCTGACCTATTTGCGCTGATACAAGCCCTGTGTGGAGTGGTTTTCGCCGTAGGCGAGCTTGGCCGGATTAAGGCACTAATCAACCGCAGGGCGCATAGGGCATACCGCTCCAGCAACTACTGGACACGCTTCCTCAAGATTGGAGAGGAGCGTTACCTGTCCAGCGACCCAATTGCCGCAACTGATATCGTGGCAGACAGCGGATACTTTATCGCAACCGTTGGTGACACCGACTTCACCGCCATTGGTTCTAGCGCAAACACGGTTGGCGAGTATTTCGTCGCTACTGGTGCAGGAACTGGCACTGGCACGGCTCGCCCAGCACTTGGCTATGTGCCATACTCGGAGACTAGCAAGAGCAGCGTGGACACATTTTTGCGTATCTTTAAGCAAGCCCCGTACATTGCATCCTCCGTGCAGGAGTTTGACTTCACCGTGACCGCTGAAGGCGCGACTCTGGTTGCTGGCGATTTAAACCCGTCTACTGCATTTCTTACCTACAAGGCGCAGTTTTCAGACACCTATGGGCCGGGTCTTCCAGATGGGCTTTCTACAGATGTAACCAGCGTCCCCGCAGAGTGGTTCCAGTACCTTGCTCACGGCACATACGCCGACTACCTCCGTGCTGAAGGTCAACAGGAGAAGGCAGCACTTGCCGACCAAGAGGCTGAGGCACTTCTTACGGAGGAACTCATCCGCCTAGACGAGAATCACACAAGCGGGTTTGTGAGCAATCGCATCCGCACAAACGCAAACATGCAACTTCGCTGGTAATATGCAATATGTTTTAGGAAATGTGCTGGCAACGAAGGTTCAAAACTCATTGAACCCTCTTAATGTTCCTGGATTGGTAGCTGGGTACAATGTAAACAATACCATTAGAACTGGTTCATCCATAGATACATGGAGTGATGTATCTGGAAATGGATATAATGCAACATTTGTAACAACAAAGGACACGGTAACTGTTGATGCTGTAAATGGAGATTATGCAAGTGGTGGTGGGATTTATTTGCCATCGACTCCAATACCAGCAACTTTCTCAAACATGACTCAAATAGTGGTATTCCGATCTGGTCGGATTACCGCTGGAAATGCATTACTAAACATAACGCCATTATTGACGAATCCAGCAGTAAGCGGCGGTGGCGTTTTGGCATCATCTGGTACTGCTCAGTTCTACAACCCAACAATAAACATTGGATGTATTAGAAACCCTGCAAATCAAAATAATGTAATCACCATGAGGTGGACTCCGTCTAGTAGATCGTTTAGATCAAATAGAATACAAAATTCTGGATCTGCAAATGGGTCGGCAGCAGTTACATCGTTTGCCCATATTTGGGGATACGCTGGGGCTGGTTCATTTAAATGGTCAACAGAAAGAGTCGAAATGTATATTTACAACCGAGCGTTGTCCGATAGTGAAGTTACATTGATTGAGAATTTCTACAAAACGACTAAACCATCATCAGCGTTACATATTATTGGTGACTCTTTCGTCGCTGGTGTTGGTGCTTCCACTGGGAATAATGCATATTGCAGATTGATAGAGTCATCAACTGGCCTTTCGGCATGTATTCATGGGTCAAGTGGTGCTACTCTAGCTGCATTTACCGCTAGTGCATTAGCCACATCCATTGCAAGCAGCGTTAATGCTGGATTGAACACAAAAGTTGTGTTAGATTTAGGAAAAAACAATTTAGCTGCAAACACTTCTTCATCAACCCTACAAACGCAATTTACCACATTTGTAAATTCAATTACCTCGGCTGGTGCAGATTTAATTGTTCTCTCAATCCCTCCAAGGACATCCGGGTTTAGCGGTGGGGCTACATCTGCTTCATACGAAACCGAAAGATTAAGTTTTAATTCATGGTTGCGGACGCAGGAGGGTACTCTTTTTGAAAGATTAGCAGATGTTGGAGCTACATCTGGTCTTGGTGATGTATCTGATTTGTCTGGGCCAAACTATTCTGGAGATAATATTCATCTATCAGATGCTGGACACCTATTGTATTCACAAGTAGTCAAGACAGAAATAGATTCTTTACCTTAATAATTTAACAAGTAAAACTTTACTAACACATAATACATATGAAAACTACCGCATTGGGTATCCTCACCATCGTCGCCACTCTTTCTAGCGTTGGCATTCAAATCCTCAAAGGTGGCGCACCAGACTTCATGGGCGCATTTGCCGCTGTAACCGCTGGCATCGGCCTCATCAAAGCTCGCGACAACAAATGAGCGCAGACTCCGCACGGGACGCAGCACACGGCATTGTGGGCAGCGTAGCACCAGTTCTGGGCCTAGTTACCTCCCTGCAAGAGCAGATCGAGTGGGGAATGCGAGTCACCTCGCTGGGAATCGGCATCATTGTTGGCTTGATTTCTGCCTACCAGTTGCTTAAAAAGCGGTGAGTAGGTCAAGGTGAGCT